TCGCTTGTGTCTGAAACTGATTTCTGCTCCGAACTAGAGAATCGCGGTTACTCTTGGATGTATATTACTGCCAAGACTGGTGCTGTGATTGATGGTCGCAAAGTGAACCGTGAGGTATTCTTTGACACCCTATCTGCCTGGGGTAAGGATAACGATAAGAAGTTCGTTGTTCTGCACCATAGCATCCTCGCTGAGGGTATCAATGTGAGTGGTCTTGAGGCAGTATTGTTCCTTCGCAATATGGACTTCATTGGTATCAGTCAGACCATCGGACGTTGCATCCGTCTGCATCACGATGATGCGAAAGGTATGCGCGATGGACGTATCCAACCAGGCAACCTCAGTCAGTATAGCAAATCGTTCGGTCTGGTTTGTGTACCTGTCTACAGCAAGGTTGGTATCAGCACCGCTCGCGCTGTGCAGTCGGTTGTTGATACTATTTTTCAGAAGGGAGAACCTGCCATCAGCGTGGTTCGCAGGTGAGTCTCACTGAGAACCCAGTTCCCATCAGGGTTTGAACCCTGATTTTTTTGCATTTTCATTGCGAGGGTGCCGTAGGTCATTCTCCGCAACCAAATCAACGATTTTTTGGAAAGTATAACGTATGGAAGGATTTACAATGTTTAAGGATACTTATGCTGCAATTCCTTACGGGAATCAGTATCTTATCATTCACAATGGTCAGCAACTTGAAAAACTTTGTAGGACTGAAGCATCGGCACGGAAGTATATCACAGACCATAAAAAGGGTAAGAGTGTAGCACAACTTACTATCTGATTCAAAGGGGGGACGCCGAAAGTGTCTCATATAATATAAGGGAGTTTTTATGCTGATCTCTGATGTTCCAAATGTTATTCGTGTAGGTCAAGTTGTTCACGGAAATAAACTTTATTCTGGTCCTAAACACGTTTTTCATCAAAATAAATTGGTGTTGAATTATGACTCCACTTTTCCCAAAAAGTTGAAGAGTAAGCACGTTTCTTTGGTTTATATTCTGTGCGTAAATGGAGAAATCTATAAAATCGGTCAATCTTCCACTAAAAGTGGTATTCAAGGTTGTATGAACTTTTATCTTAATGCTGGTCAGGATGATCCTGGTATCAATCGTTTTGCTATCAACTGGTTTATGCGTGAGGAATTGAATAAAGGCAATAAAGTTGAAGTGTATATGATTTATATGGAACCCATTGTAGTTGAAGTTCCTGGTCTATTCAAATCTGAGCAGGTTGTTGTACCTGTCAGTGCAAAGGGTATTGAAGAAAACTGTCTTTCCCAGTATAATAGTATTGAAGGTTGCTATCCTAAGTGGAACTATCAAGAAACTGGTGTAGCACTTCCTTCTGCAATTCACGAAGCATTTGGTCAATACAAGATTGATAGAAAGAAAAAATGAAGACGCCTATTCGTTATGCTGGTGGTAAGTCAAAAGCATACAAAATCATAACAGATTATATCCCAAGACTTCCATATCCTGAGAGGATTATCTCCCCCTTTATTGGGGGAGGTTCCCTAGAATCTAGGTGGGCATCTGAGTTGGGTATTCCTGTTTATGGATTTGACATTTTTGATGCACTTGTCAACTTCTGGAATGTTCTGTTAAGTTCACCAAATGAACTTGCAGATAAACTTCAGGAGTTGACTCCTACTAAGGAGAAGTATGCTGAGATTAAAGAGATTCTCTTGCAGTGGGATTATACTCAAGAAATGCTCAAAGATTGGCATACAGATTACTATAAACGCGATTCAATTCAGTTGGACGATGTAACTGCTGCAGCATACTATTACTTCAATCATAATCTCTCATATGGACCAATGTATCTTGGTTGGATGAGTAAAATCTATGAAAGTCAAAGTAAGTGGGATAAAACAGTTCATTACCTTCGTTCATATCAAAATCAAAATCTGAAGGTTAAAAAGGCATCATTTGAAGATGTGATTCCAGATCATCCAAATGACCTCATTTATCTAGATCCTCCATACTATTTGCAAAAAGATTCTGATAATAAAATGCTTAAGGGTATGTACCCTAATTGCAACATTGATGTTCATCATACTGGATTTAATCACGAACTCCTGAGGGATTTGCTACACAATCATAAAGGAAGTTTCATTCTATCTTATAACAACTGCGAGACCATTCGTGAATACTACAAAGACTTTGAGTTATACTATCCTGAGTGGCATTATTCGTATCAGGCAGGAGAAACTAGAGTCGGTAAGAACAAGAAAGAAAGAGGTGTAGATCATAACAAGAAAGAGTCTCACGAGATCCTTATAGTTAAGGTTGAGTGATTCAAAGGGGGGACGCCGAAAGTGTCCTAGTAGTGTAAGACGCATCTAATCTATGCCTCGCGCTCGCAAGCAAACTGTTGTTGAAGTTGTTGTTGCTCCCGAAGTGAAAGTTCCTGAGGTTCTTATCACCCGCGATCAATACTTCCAAGACATTAAAGTTCGCTGGCAGATTCATCAGTACGAAGTGAACAAACTTCGTGATGATCTGAGCAAAGTTACGCAAACTATTGCTCCCTATGTGAAGAACGTGCTGGATTATCTTGATACTCAGTATCAGCAAATCCGATCCAAATATGCCACTAACTGAAGTGGCACCTGGGGGACTTTACAAGTCCTCTTTTTTATGAGATTCTAATACAATGACACCAGAACAAAAGTTTCAACAACTCTTTGAGGAAATGTATCAACTTTGTGAGGAACAAGGTTGGGGTGATCCTTTCTCTTATGCTCGCTCCCGTGAGATACATCTTGCTGGTATTCTTGGACATAAAGTTGCTGATACCTATTCTGGTGCAGATGCTGTAGACAATGATGGTGAATGTGAGTATAAATCTACCATCGCCAATTCTATCAATGGGACGTATAATGGTATCAGTGTTCAAGATACCTGGGAAGAGCAAGAACGTTATCTGATTGAGGAGAAACTTGGTAAGTATTCTAATCACTACATTGCCAGATATGAGGGTGGCAAAGTCGTAGAAGTTTGGAAACTGACTGGTGATGACGTGCTGATGATTCTTCTTCCCAAACTCAAGAAAGATTGGGAGCGTAAGATTAAAGGTAAGCACAAAGATCCCCGCCTCTCTGGTAATCTAACTAAGAAAGAAATCTATTCCTACGGAACTCAAATCGTATGACTCTTGACAGTGGCAAACTGATGTATTCTGAGGGTAACAATGACGAATGTTACACTCCAAAATACGGTGTAACTCCCATTCTAAAATACATTCCGAAAGGTGCAAAGGTCTGGTGTCCATTTGACACTGCTGAGAGTGAGTTTGTCAAGCAGATTGGAGCACAAAATCTAGTCATTTCCACACACATTTCAACTGGACAAGACTTTCTAACTTATGATCCTGACTTTGAATGGGACGTAATCGTATCCAATCCACCATTCACAAACAAACGTAAGTTCTTTGAGAGAGCATTATCATTTGAGAAACCGTTTGCTCTGATTATGACTAATACTTGGTTGAATGATAGTGCTCCGAAGCAGTTGTTTAAGGATAAGGATTTGCAACTTCTGATGTTTGATAAGCGTATGAAGTTTCATAGTCCTGATGGTAGACCAAACGATAAGATTACATTCAGTAGCAGTTACTATTGCTGGAACTTTCTTCCGAAACAAATCATAATGGAAGAACTTGACATTCCTAAGAGTAACTCTCAAGCACGACTTCCTATCTAAACCAAAGGGGGGACGCCCAAAGTGTCCCTATAGTATGAAGAACACTCATCTGCAACATCCTGAAGATTCTATCCTCACGGGCGATTTGTCTGTGCTGGATTGGTTTGTAACTGCTGGCGATCTGTCTGTAAAGATTGATGGTGCGCCTGCTGTAGTTTTTGGTATCAATCCTGCGACTGGTAACTTCTTCGTAGGCACCAAAAGTGTCTTCAATAAAGTTAAAATCAAAATCAACGAATCGCATCAGGATATTGATGCAAATCACGAAGGAAATGTAGCAAACATTCTTCACGCTTGCTTTGACTATC